CCGCAGTATTTTCGACCAGCTTATCAGCCGTCAGAGTCCCATCAGGGGCTGTCGCTGCATTGGCTGTAACTGTTGCGTTTCCTTTACTCCAAGCCGCATTGTCAAAGTCGTTAGGAAACGATAGCAAGTTGGTGAACGCAGTTGAACTATCTGCCCCTGTCAGCCGCACCTTGGCGTTTACCGACAAATTATGCGCCACCAAGGCCATAGCACCCACGCTGCGGGCCTGCCCCATGTCCATTGTGAATTGAGTGTCTGCCGTTGCTGCTGTAGAAGTGCGAGCAAGTTTACTCAGTCTGCGGTCTTTGATGTTGGCCAAGGGCAAGGTGCTCTGCCACGAACCGCCTGCGAGTGTGGTGCTGTCTATCCTGTTCAGGGTGCCGATGAGTAAATTGGAAGCCATCTTATCCCCAAAGGGTTAAATCCAGAATCTGAAGCCGGTAGTCTGCCGTGTAGCCGATCACCCGAAAGTCCTTGCCAGCACTCATCCCGAAGCGGGCAATTTTCAATCGCACCACTGCGCCAAGTTCAATGGCCGTCAGTGAAGTCGAATCCAGTCCAGCCTTCACAGTGTACATCGACCTCTCGGCTTTGTACAGATTCAGCCGCCTCGTACACTCGGTTTGCGCTGCGGTTGCGTCTATCAAATAGGTGCTGCCGTCCATATCAGACGCCAACAGGTGCTTGGTCTTGATGCTGCTGTCAGTTGCTTCTACTGTGCGCTCCTTGCGCTTCAATTCTGTGCGCCTGTCGGCCGTCACGGCTCCAGCAATGTCCGAGTCCTGCGTGATGTAAAACTGCTTGTACCCAAGAGTGTACTTCCATGCAGGAACGCCTCGCCCAACGTCGGAGGACGCTGCCCTTTCAATTGAAATCACCTCGAACTCGGTCAGGGTTGCAGCCGGCGTACCACTTGGGGCTTCCATCCGGGCCATACGCAACTTTCCAAGTCGGTCAAAGCCATAGTAGGCCCCGACTGAATTGGCCACTTGGTCCATTGCGTCAATGAACGACTCTTCCCGAAGCCAGACCCCAAGTTCAGCAGAATTGGCCGTGTCAAGTGCCGTCACGTCGGCAGACGTAATGTCGCCACTCGAAATGCCTGCATCCAGGGCCAATTGCTTCAAAACCTGTGCTGCTGTTCGGTTTGCAGCAGCCGCACCCTGAACTGCATCACAAGTGATCTGACCTGTCGGGCTGCTGCCTAAGCGAAAGTACCCGCCTGCCGGCCAGACCCGGAAATTGCCGGCCGCCGGTGCCGTCGTTTCCATGTCAGTCTGCGACGTGTAATCTGCACCCTTCGTCAAGGCTGAACCACGGTCGTAGACTGCACTCACAGTGTTGATGGCTGTCTCGCTTACCTGATAGATCAGGCGGCTGGTGTTCACCTGCGGTACGTCAATGTTGTAGACCGTTCCATAAAGTCTCGGCTTTCGCTGCCCCTTAATATCGCCTGCCACACCCTCCAAACCGTTTGGCAAGGAGTTGTTGCCCGCGTAAGTTGTCTGGCAGGCATGCTTGTCAAGTTCGGCCAGTCGGTCGCGCAGTCGCAGCGAAACCTTGCCCCACGAAATGTCAGGCTGCTCCACTGTCCCTGTCAGCACAGTCGTCCACACAGGAGCACTGCCGGGGCTGACGGTGCCAAGAACGATGGTCAAGGCCCTGCCGCCCATGCCCCGGTCAGCAAGGTAGTCCAGGCCGCCGTCCGTGTTCGTCAATTCGAGGGCGCCATAGCCCACCTGACTCTTGCCAAAGGTTTGCCCGGCCTGAAACGCATCTCTGCGAATGGTGGCCGGGTTTTGGATTCTGGGTTCGTAGCAGGTGTGGGCTGCTCCACCGGGCGGCAGGTTTGTGGTGCCCGTCACAAAGCCTGCGCTGCTGAAATAAACAGCCTCCACCTGCGACGAGGTGGAGTTGTAGGTATCAAGTCTTGCTAACCAGATGCTTGCCATTATCGAGCCTTCTCAAGTACACCGGTCGATTCTATACTGGCCAACTTACGCTCAATACCTGTCAGACGGGTCACTTGAGTGTTGCTCTCGTTGCCCTGCTGGCTGCGCAGGCTGCGCAGTTCTGCCAACAAGGCTTTGAGCAGGTCTGCCGTTTCCTTGTCGCTGCCAAGCATGGCTGCCGTCTGGCCTGCGGTGTAGACCTGACCGGGGCGGTTGAAGTTGATGAGTTCAGGCCCTTGTTCACCCACCAAGGCCATGCCGCCTGGGTAGGCACCACCGGCTGCAAAAGCCCGAATCTCGCCCGTCAGAGGGTTCAACTTCATGCCGCCGATACCCAACGGTATCCACATGGCAGCCGTAGCTGCTGCGATCGCGCCGGCAGAACTCGTAGCCGAGGCCACAGACGTACCGCCAGAGGCCACAGAAGCTGCCAAGGCCTGAACCAGAGGGTTCGTGGACGAAGTTCCTGCTGCCTTTGCCAGAACCGTTGAGAATTGCTGTGCAATGCTCGACGACAGGGCAGCGGCCAGAGCAGGCGGTAGGCCATTCAGGGCTGTGGTGATGTTGTCAAGTCCAATGGCTTCCTTGGCAGCCGTTGCCATATCCAAGGTGTACTGTGCCTGTGCCTCAATGTAGAGTGCGTCGATTCTGTCCTGTGTGGCTTGGCTTATGCCGGTCTGCTTTTGCAACAACTTGATCTGACGCTCAAGGTTCGTCACCATCGGGTCATAAGCCTTGATGGTGTTGGTGGCAAAGTTTTCCAACTGCCCGGTCACTGTGTCGAAGATGCCTGCGTAGCTGGTGTTGCTACCGTAGTAGCTTTGGGCCTGTTGCAGGTAGGTGTCAGCCAAGCCTTGCAGGGCAGAGGCCGAGGCGGGGTCACCTGATTGAGCCTTCACCAAGCCAGACTGATATTGAGCCGCAGCCTCTTGCAGCATTTGCTCAGGAGACAGGGTGCTGAGTGAGCCAAGTTTCAGGCTGTCAAGGTACTTCTTGATGCCCTTGGCTGCATCCAGCATTTGCTTGGCAATGTCCAACTGCGCGTTCATCGCGTCAATCTTTGCCTGATTGGCTTCTGCGCTGATATTGGCTTCGAGTTCAGCAATCTGGCCTAGAACGTCTGCCCGGTCAGCAATGTTCGTCAGGTAGATATAACTGGCGTTCAGGCTGTCCAAAGTAGCCTTCGATGTGCTGGTACTGCCGTACTTCGACACAAGCGAAGACACTGCCGTCATAGCACTGAAAGACTTGGACAACTTGCTCACGGCTGTTCCTGCATCGTCAGCCGCAGGAATCAAGTCAGCAAAGGAACCTTGCAGTTTAAGCAGGCCGGCAATAAGTTCGGGGTCTCCGGCAGCCATTGCAGACTCCATCATCGTGCGGAACTGCTCACGGGTCTTCGGCATCTCTACACCAAGTTTGCTGAAAGCCACACCGAGAAGCCGGGTGTCGTCAGCAGCAATTTCAGCAGCCGTATAGAAGTTCTTGTAATACGAAGTGGCCAAGTCATTCATGCTTCCGGGGCCGCCAAGCAGGTCCATGATGCTAGAAATGGAGGCCTCAGTCAGGCTCTTGGAGTTTATGAGTCGCTCGCCAAGGTTTGCCAGGGCTGCTTCAATCTCGTTGATTGCGCCTACCGTCTGGCCGAGTTGCTCCAGTGTCGGGCCGCTGCCCAGATCGTTGAGCATTTTAGTTGCCCATTGGGGCAGGCCAATGTCGTCCAAGGCCGTGCGAATGTCAACAGCCAAGGCTTGTGCGTAAGCTGCCTTGCCCTCTGCTCCGTTCCCAAATTCCCGGCCGGGCCACTTATCAGCACCCTTGCCCCAATCGGCAATGGTCTTGTTGCCCAACTTAATCATCAGGGCACCCCAAGCACCATCCTTGGAGGTGTCATCGGCAAAAGCCGTGGCAGCGTAGTAGCCTGCGTTCTTGCCGAAAGCCGTGGCAGTGTTGTCCAGAATGTCCACAATGGACTTGGAGATTTGAGCACTTGCGTCGCTCGTTTCCTGAGAGTAAGCCTCAAGGAAGAACTGCAAGTCGCTCGTGGCCCGGCTGCCCGCACCCGTGATGCTACCGCCAACCTTGCTGTAACCACCGGCGCCACCAGTGTGCAGCGTACCGGAAGTATCCAGCCCACTGATAAGGGAAAGGGCTGCAACTGCGGCCGCAATGTAGGGTGCAGCAGCACTCAGGGATGAGGCTGCACTGCTAAGCTCAGTGCCCAAAGCAGTCAGGCCGCCAGACACACCCGAACCTGTGGTGTAGGTCAGCGGAGTGCTCAGACCAAGTGCTCCACCAACACTTGAAGTTGCAAAACTGTTGAACATTGAGGGCAGGCCAGACAGGAGACTAGAACCAGAAGCACCACCGCCAGAAGCACCGCCAGAAGGGCCACTGAGCAGGGTACGCAAGTTCACTACCAAGTCCATGCGAATCTGCTTCTTCAACTCGCTGACGAGAATGTCCCGCAACTTGGCCTTGCCTGCCTGCGCACCGTTATACAGGCCTGCCTCAACAGCGTCGGCAAGGCTGTTGATGAATCGGTCAGACTCAGACCTACGGAAGTCAATCAGCCCTCGCAGGCCGGCACCTTCAGCACCTGCACCAGACTTCAACTTGGCAATCTGGTCGGTCAACAAAGCCACCTTGGATTGCAGGCTGTCAAATTGGTCAGCCAAGTCTCCAGTCAACAACTCCAGAGGCCCTTGGGTGCTCATAAAGCCGTTCAGTTCCTGATTGGCCTTCTGAAGTTCAGGGGCGAGTCGTGCTGCCTCGTCATTCAGGCGGGCAACTTCAGTGGCAAATGCACCCGTATAGGCAGCCTGTTCAGGCGACAAATACTTCAGCATCTCAGCAAGGTTGGACGCAGCCTGAGCCTTCGACTGTGAATCTGCCTGTGCAGTCCAGAAGTCATCAAACGACTTGCTCATTGCACGCACTTGCTTGTCGGTTCGGATAATCTCCGCTGCCACCAACTTAGCTGCTGAACCCATAGAAGCCAACCTGTCAGCGTCCAACTTCTCATTGAACGTGACTTGTGTGTTCTTCAGATTCTGGATGGCCAAGTCAAGTTTCTCTACCTTGTCTTGCACCTGCTCTGCCGTTGCCTGTGGATTTGCGTTCTTCCAATCCTCAAAGGCCAAGCGCATGCTCACAATGTCACTGGCCACTTCAACCGTGTTCTTCAGACGGGTAGATTCAATGAGGGCAAGTTTGTCTTCTTCGGCCTTCTTGGTCATGTTGTACATGAGGCCAAAGTAGGTGCCTTCGTCAATCAACTCTGCATCACGACGAGCAGCAAGAATATCCTGCTTGTCTTTCTCTGCCTTGGTCACTATACCAAGTTCGGTGGTGTAGCGTTTCTCAATCTGCTTGACTTCATTGTCCATTTGCAGATTGAGGTCTGTGAGGGCTTTTTTAGCAGACGTAGCCTTGGCAGCTTTAATTGTAGAATCTGCATCAGAACCAGTAATAGCCTGGCGTGAGGACTTAGAAGCTACCAAGTCATAGGACTGTATCTGTTTCTTTAGTTGGAATAACCTGTTTGTTTGAACGACCGTTTGGGCTACAGCATGGACTTTTTCTTTTTCAAGATTTGCCAGTCTGTCTTGTAGCTCCAGTTGAGCAAACATAGCAGCGTTTTCTGGCGTGTGCATACCACTATCAATGTAGTATAGTTCAGTCTTTTTAGCTATCAAATACTCTATAGCCTTCAATTGGTTATAGTATTCTTCAACACGGTTAATTGCAGTCTGAGCATAGACCTTATTACGGACCTCTTCCTCAGAAGCCCCATCACGTCTAGCTTTCAAAGTCAACTCAGCAGCCTTTAATTCATCCTGTATGCTCTGGTCAAACATTGTCATCTTAGACTTCAATGCTTTAGACGAGTCAGTAATAGAGGTGATCTGAGCTTCTCGTGCTTTGTTAGCCGCTGCCTCTGCGCTCTCACCCATAAATAGCCACTTAATGGCCATTGCAGTGATTGCTACTGTAGCAGCTATAGCAAGGGCAGCCAAACCTGCTAGGCCCACCCCTGCGGCAGCCACAGCCCCTGTAGCTAGCATGCCTGTTATAGCAGGGGCAGCCAGTTCCGCAGATAAGGCCATTGCTACGATGCCAGAACGCATAGCCCCTATGAGGGTTACACCTACCCCCATTTCAGTAAAGAAAGTTTTAGTTGCACCGGTAACAAGGCCTATGCCTGCGGCTGCGGCCCCTGTAGCAGAGGTACCACCCAGCAATACATAGGCAGCCGCCAACCCTAATACAGCCTCTTTATGCTCCCACGCATACTTGGTAGCATTTGACATAGAAGAAATTAAGTCAACGACACCCCGTACTAAGTTGGATAGACCATTCTTAAAGGTATCACTTACAAATACCTCATGCAATGCTGTGCCTAGTATATAAACAGAATCTGATACACCCTCAAAGGCTTTAATTAGGTCAGTTTCTAGCGCAGCTTTCAGGCCTTTTATCTGACCTTCAGGTATAAATTGTTTCTCAAGGTTTGCCATGAAGTTAAAGCCTGCTGCCCCTTCAATAGACTCCCTTGACTTCTTAGCCATCTCATCAAACGCTATGTTTACAGCCTTCACCCGCAAGGCGGCAGCCTCAGATTTGTTGCCCATTCGTTCCATGTTGTCTGCCTGCACCAGCAGTTCGGGAGACATACGTTTAATGGTCTCCAGAGCTTTCGCTTGGTTGGCTGCGAATAATTTTGCTCCCCGTTCGTTTGATAGGTCGGCAAAGAAGGCATCCTGTGCTGCCTTGGTTTTATTAACCAAAGCCAGAGATAGTTGCCGGAAGATTTCTAAAGTAGGCTTCAACTCGCCACCAGATTCCGCAGTTTCTCTGATCTGTACATTCAAGGCCCTCATTGCAGCTTCTACCTTACCGCCTTGCTTGGTAATTTCGGTGTAGAAGTTGCGGTATGCTGTACCTGCTACAACTCCTACAATACCTATTTGAGCAAGGCCCCCAAGGCCCTCTGCTGTGTCTGTTAAAGCCAAGTGGAATTGCTGTGCTACTACAGAGGCAGTCTTAAAGGCTCCACTCATGTTAGTGACAGATGACATAGTATCAGCAGCGGTCTTGCTGATAATGTCTTGTAGAGTCTCATACTGTTTAGCAGTAAAAGAGTATGCCTGCCCAACAGCCACAGTTACCTCAGCAGCCTTCTGCATGTCAATATCACCAGCAGATGCAAATCGCAGGGTCGGGCCAATGGCCTGAATTGCCTCGTTAGCGTTCAGTCCCGCCAACATCAAAGTATTTAACCCTTTGGCAACCTCAATAGGGCCATACATACCAGAGACACCCATCTCAAACAGGCTCTTGCGCAACCCTTCAACCTCCGTAGTAGAAGCCCCGGCAATTTCTTGTATAGAGTACATCAGACTCTCAAACTCCTTACCATACTGCAAGGCTTTTGACAAACTAAAAGAAATTGCTGCACCTGCTAACAACGGGGCAGTATTACCCCATGTAAGCCATAAGGCTCCGAAGCCAGAGGCCAGACCCCTAACAACAGAGTGTAGATTATTACCTGAGATGGCTAGATTTTGAAAGACTGCATTAGTGTGCTCTAAATTTCCAAGGTCCCTCGGTGAAACAGTGGGTACGGGTAGGTGCTGAATAGGGGCTGTACGAAGGGCGTTGTATGGGGTGTAGGCTCCCAGAATTTCAGCGCCACCCAGTCGCTGGCCAGTAGTCCCGATGTTCGCTGACCTTTGGGAAAGGGCTGCAAGTCTATCAGCCTCTACCTGTGCCAACCCATCCTTAGCCGCCTGCAAGATAAGAGTCTTACCTCTAGCCAAAGAGTCCTTCCGCATGGCTACATAGCGCATATCTGCTTCTGACTGGGCTTCAGCAGCCTTCTTCAACCAACTGTTGTAACGGCTTTCCTCTGCGGCTGCTACTGCAAGTCGATCAGACTCCACCTGTGCCAACCCATCCTTAGCCTCCTGCAAGATCAGCGTCTTACCCCTAGCCAAAGAGTCCTTCCGCAGGGCTACATAGCGCATATCTGCTTCTGACTGGGCTTCAGCCATTCTTTTCAGATTGGCTTGGTAACGAGTAGACTCATCGGAAGCGTTCTCCTTCTGAAACCGTATAAGGTCTCTAATCTGGTCTTCCTTTAATGCTTTCTCCTTTTTAAGGTGGTCTTGATACTGTTTAAGTTGTAGAGCCTGCAACCCACCTAACCTAACTTGATGATCTTTCCATACCTGTAGTTCTTCACCTGACAATTTAATCTCATCGGCTAAACGTTTATTGTACATTTGAGCCAGAGCTTTATTTTGTGAACTTACAAGTTTTAGTATTTGTTCCTCTCCAGTTCTTATTTCAGTATCGAGCATCTCGTGGGAGGCTTTATAGGCATCTGCAACGCTACGAACACTTAACTTAGCCTCTTTCATCGCTTCGGCCATCTGACCTAAGCCAGCCTTAGAAGCAGTACCAAGCCCCGTTGTTGTGGTGGTCAGACTCCCAAGTCTCTTGTCCAGAAGTTCAACTCTGGCCAAATCCTCGTCCAGGATGCTAATGCCTATCCGCAGATCATCATTCGTGCCGTTGCTCATACCACAACCCCTCAAGTTTAACCACCCATTTTACCTGCTGCCATCGTCACACGGTTGCGCCAAAAACGAAAAAGCCCGCACTCAAGCGGGCTTTTTCTCTGCCTTTTCTTGCATGTATGCCTTGAAGGCTCGGTCAAGGGTAGAAATCTGCCACCACAGGTCTTGCGCTTCCTGCCTTTGAATCTCGTTCAAAAAGCAGTAGTGGTTGAACTCTGTAAGGCTTAATCGGTTGATACCGGCAAATGCTGACTGCCGTGTTTCCGAAAGTTCCCAAAAGACCTTGTAACCGTACTGGAGGTGTGCAGACAGTTTTGGCCTGTTCTCCAATGCCTTTGGCGTAATGCCAGATTCTTCAGCAAACTTGAGCAAGTCAGGAATTGAATCCCCCCACTCAAGTTCCCAAAGAAGGCAGTCCTTTAGTTTTTTGAGTCTTCGGCCTCTTGCTCGGCCTTGAAGGCTTCAAAGTCTTCGCTCAACGACATGATGTAGCGTCGGAAGTCCTTGTGCGCCAGAATCTTCTTGGCGTTCTCGACGTTGTAGTCAAGTTTCTCACCCTTCAGGGCAATGTCACCCTTCCACCCAAGCAGAATGGTCTTGGCAAGAACTTCAACCATCAAGTTGTCATTCAAGTTTTCAGCAGCTTCGCCCTTGGCTTCCAGGGCAACCTTGTTGCGCTTGTAAAGGCTGGACAGCAGGCGGCTGTACTTTGCGTTGTTGGCTCGGGCAACGAGGAAACTTACGCCGTTTCCGTACTCTACCCAACGGCCTTCAGTTTCGGCCTTTTCGTCAACAGCAAACGTGGAAAAAATATCAAGCATTGGAGCCTCAGTTTCGTGGTGGTTATGGCATATCGCCAAGTGGGAGTATAACGCAAATAAAAAGGCCCCGGCAAGTCCTGCCGGGGCCAAAGAGTTGCTATTAAACAACCCACCACGAAAACTTAGATTGCTGCCGTACCGAAGGCATCTATCAAAAGTACCTTCTGCAAAGTAGCATCAGCGTTGGAGGCGTCACGCAGAGCCGTGAACTGTACGTCAGCCATCATGTCAGCATCCTTACCGCCAGCGGTAATCTTGTAAGAGGTAATGTTCACAACAGGCAGTTGGAAGACATAACCGTTACCAGAACCGTCCATCGTCGAGAACATCAAAGACGTATTCGTATTTGCTACGAACTTGTCGAAGATGGTCTTGTCAGCAAAGTAGATAGACAGCGAGCCGGTGCAGTTGATGGTGCCGCTACCAATGGCCACGTTACCCAAGGTGCAGAGGGCATCCTGGCCGCGCAGGGCATTGTCAAAGTCAATGCTCACAGACTTCACGAACGTGCTGGTCAAGGGTGCGCCGCCTTCCCAAACTTGGCAAGACGTACCGCTAACACCGGATTGCACGTCAAAGGCGTAGCTGGCGGTCGGGGTGCCGGGAAGCTGCGTCACCGTGGTAGCCGCAGCAGCCTTGCCCATGAACGAGAAGTTGATGGTGGACAAGGAGCCAGACGAAATGTTGACCGACATTTTGCTCGGGGTCTGGCCGGTGTAGGCAATGAACACGCCCACGTCGCTCATGTTCTTCTCAATCACCCACGAGGTCTGGGTCGTGCCGTGAGTCAGACGGCGAGTCTGCACAACGCAAGTTGCAATAGCCGTACCAACGGTAGCAGGAGTGCCGGCATCCAAGGTGATGACCGTGGACGAGGGGGCCACAGAAGTGCTGACGCGGAACAACTTGCCGTTGTTGATACCGCCGGTCGTCAGACGGAACCACTGACCCTTCTTCAAGGTCGTGAACGCGCTGCCGCCAGTCGGAGCCACCGAGGCCGTAATGGTCGTTGCCGTGAAGTCAGCCGTGAAAGACGTACCCACACCGTTCGTGCCATAGACAGAGAAGGTGCTCTGCAAGCAGGATTCCATGAACCGGTCGTACTCGCGGTACTGCAATTCACCGTTCAGGTCGCCGCCAGCCGTGGCAGACACAGGTGCCATAGACGAAACGCTGCGGGTCGAGTTAATTTCAGTCGAGGCAGACTTGGAAACGTCATAGGACATGCTTTCACCTGTAATACGCAGGTTCAGCGGGTTTCCAGCACCGGGGATGGTGCCGAAAGTGGATTCTTGAATGTAGCGTACCTGTACGGCACTTGAACTAGCGAGAGGCATATTAAACTCCTTGAGGAACGAATCAACGGAGTGTGCCTGTCACCAAGGTGCTTGAAAGCCCTTGGAAACTGAGTGTTAGGTTCCTGTCAGTTGATTACTGACGAGACCTCAAGTTATGTCATTCGTCCAGAACGGGATGATAGCCGGGTAGTAGACCCACCCAAGGTGAGGCATTTCCCGGACGTAGGAGGCCATCTTGGTGTAGACCCCACCAAGGGTTGTGCGGTGCAGCCGGGGAGCAAAGTGGTCAAGCAGTTGGTATGCCTTGGCTGTACCGTCGCCTTCTTTCACGACGGCCTGCAAATGAATCTGCCCAATTTTGCGGTGAATTGGGCTTGTGCTCAGGTCTGCCTGTGAGCCGTCGAGAAAACGAATGTTCACACAGAGGTAGGGGTTGACCTGAGTTGCATGGTCAATAATCATCCGGTTGTCGTATTCGATCAGCAGAGGGTAGGCTGAGAAAGCAGCCTTGGCTACCTCAACAGCAGTAACGATGCTTTGGCGATGTTGTTCAAGTGTTGCCATGATTATCCAATCCAGCCCATGCCGTGCTTCTGTTTGATGTAAGAAATGAAGGACTGGCCTTCAAGGTGTGCGTGAACGGGGCGGTAAGGGTACAGAGAACCTGTAGCTACAGCATCAGCAATTGGCGCTGTGTTTACGATAGAGACTTTGGTATTCCACTTTATACTACTTATCACGTCAGAGGCATGCAACATAGCTACACGCATGGCAGCAGGGTGCCCAAAGGAGCGAAGTAGACTCTTGTAGTAGTCTATTTTATATGTATTTTCCGCTGTACGCTCATATTCCCCCTCCAAAAAGTCCTTGTAAGGTAGTGCTTGATACCCGGGTGAACTGTAGGCGTTGGTGACGACGTTCCAATTCGACACAAAGTCACCAGAGTATTGTGGTGACTCTTTGAGTATTGTCTTGAACACCTTGAGCACTTGTGACTGAACGTGGTCAGTTGCCTTCGACTTGATCTTGTCTTTGGCGGCTCTGGTTTTGAGTAACCAAGCGTTGAGATTCTTTATCTCAATCATGCTCAACCTCGACGAATATGCAGACTCCAAGCATCTTGGTCAGAGATAACGGCAACAATTCTCCAACTCTCAGAATTTACCACTACAGTTTGACCAACAACGGGACTCACTGACGATTTGGCAACAATCAAAGCCATGTCTCCGGCCAAGTTGCTTGGGTCTGCATGCGTCCGGTACTCGTAGACCTTGTAGTAATCCAAGAGCACCGAAGGGACAGTAATGCTCGCAGAGCTATAGGTATCCGTGATCGGATTGTACACGCCGGTGCTGGAAAAGGTCGAGGAAATTACGCCGTAGTCAATCTCATCGCACTGTGCTTCCTTGAAGCCTTCCAGGGCAAGGTGCTGCGTCCTGACACGGTAGAGCGTGGAACCCTGCTTAATAAAAGACCCCTTGGCGATCACTGCGTTCTTGCTGAACCAGAAAATCCAAAAGGGGTCGTATTGGGCGTCAGTCACACCGTTCACAGTGTCCTTGAGATAGTCTCTCTGGGCGTGCTGCGCAGTCACAGAAGTGCCAAGGCAGACCTGGGCCGGCGTCATCACACTGAACAAGCCGCTGCTGTACTTCATCCAGTACGTTGTACGGATGGAACTACCTCGCCACTCGTCTTGCAGTCCATCACCAACCACCCACAACTCATTCAGTACATTGATTATGGAGTGCGTGGGTGGGGTGATGGACGGGTCAAGACTTAAAACTCGACGCTTGGACGTGCTGCCGTCTGGGGCAGAGTCAAGGAAGGTGGACACCTGCGCCTTGAACAGCAAGGCATTGCTGTAGGCATCGTACACCGGGCAGGTGTCGAACTTGCGAGCAACGTTCTTCAGCTTCATGCGGTCACAGGGTCAACGGCCAAGCCTACAGACGCGGTAAACACAACCGTAGCGGCCTGTGGTGCAGAGTAGGCATTATTGAGTGCAGCCAAGGCCGTTTGCAGCCGCACACGCATTGAAACGTAGCCTGCGCTAACACCGTCACGCACTTCTTGGAATGGGTCAAGGAAACGTTCAAACTCAGCCTTGCCATCCGTTACCCGCTTCGGGCTGAACAAGGGCAAGGACGTGAGAAGAATCTTGGCGTAGGCATAGGCAGAAAACATGTTGCCCACGGCAAACAGCTTCTTCTGCTCTGGGGTGCGGGCACCTTCTACCACACCTGTGATGGTATCCAAGTAGGTCGGGAGTGACGGGTCAATGTCCGTCAGTTCCAGTTCTAGTTGGTCGGTGAAGACTTTGAGGTCAAGGGTTGCATTGGTGATTTCTTCGTCAGAAACCCCAAGAACGGCTCGAACTTCATCATAGGTTGTGCGTGTGAGTGCCATTGGGTGATTATGGGTGGCTTTGAAGTTTTTGTGTGCTTGGGGACGGGAAGTTGGCAGTTTGTGATATACTCACCTCAACAGTTTCTGAATTGCCTGTAGGAAGGGCACGGATTCAAAAGCTGTTAAAGGCCTGCCGCTTGTGTTCCCGTGTTCCTACCACGGGGATGCAAGCGGTTTTCTTTTTGGAGATTGCATGTTTAATTCAAGAATCCCTGGCCGGACGGCCCCCGAAGGAAGAGAGCCAAATATGGCTGGAGATACTTACGGGCGTCTAACGCTGGTTTCTGAGATTGCATCGGCTGTTAGGCCAACAAAGCGAAAATGGTCTTGCGTCTGTAGTTGTGGGAATACAACAGAGTCTGTGCTGAACCATCTACGTCAAGGTAGAAGTAGATCGTGTGGATGTTTAACTATAGAGACAAGTATGTTACCAAGGCTCCCAACTATAGTAGATGGTAGGGTTGCACGAATACATCTAGGCCACGATAAGTGGGCAATAGTAGCTATAGAGCATCTTGAAATTGTAGAAGGTTATACCTGGTGTTACTCAGGTGGTTACGCTGTAACTGGGAATCTAAGACTACACCAACTACTATGCCCATGTGACAAAGGTAAAAATCCAGATCATATAGATGGAAATGGATTAAATAATGTGTATGCACCCGGTGAGCTTATCAATAATCTTAGGCCGGCAACTAAATCTCAAAATAGTGCTAATGTAGGGCAGCGTTCAGATAATACAAGTGGTAAGAAGGGTGTTTCACGGAGGGGGCCTAAGTGGAGGGCTGCCATAAGCTATTTAGGGCAAACAATCCATCTAGGCTACTTCACTACCCCGGAACTGGCTCACGAGGCCTACTGCCAAGCAGCCCTAAAATACCACGGTGAATTTGCCAGAACAGAATAGAAAATGGCCCTACGGGCCATTTTTATTTTGCAGCTTTCGCTGGTTTGGGTTCTACCGGTTCATCTGGGTCAATCCATTTCTGAATGACCGACTGACCCTTCACCCAGTCAGTTTCTTTTGCTTTCGTTGGCACGCGAGGCTCGAAACGGCAACCGCTTTCCGGGTCTACAAACGGAAAGAGTGCAGTGTTGACAAGCCAAACACCTGTTTTATCGTGGATTTGTCTTTGTTCCATAGTAGAAATCGGGGAGGTTTAACTCCCCGATACCAAATTATGCAATTGTCAGTATATCGAAAGGACGTAGATCGCTATCTCCCAAACTACGGAATATTTCCTCCGCCCAGTCCATACGCATAGCCGTAGACCTTTTCATTGCGTACTCCTCTACAGCACTGTATGCAGCTGCCGTGTTAGTTACACGAGAGATAGCCACAGAAGCATCCAAGGCGTAGATCGTATTAGCAGGAACTGGGCCACCCGATGCAGCATCGTCAACCAAGAAGATACGCACGTCGTTGCCGAAGCCTACGTTAATCAAGCCCGCTTGTGGGTCAACACGGGTAAGGCTTGGGTCGTAGTTGTTCGAGCCTGGACGACCAGTACGTCCCTCGATTTTTAGGTATGTATCTAAATCGCATACCAGGTGGGTGATCTTGCGGAACTTGCGGTTGCGGGCCAAGAACTTGACGAACGCCTTGTGAGTCAAAACACCACCTGTAGCCGCAGCATCCAGAGAAGTAGTTGTCACAGAAGATACAGCACCAATGTTCAGATCACCATCACCACTATACAGCGAACTGATATAGCGATATACACGCTCATCACGCTCAACTTGCAAATAATGAGCAACAGTACGGGTCACGTAATCTATTGTCGTATTACGCAGAGACTGATCGCTCCACTGCATACCGATTGACCAGGCGCCGATACGCTTGATACGATCACTGGTCTTGAAGAACAGCAACTTGGCAGGTTCAGCACCTTGAGCAACGCGAGTTGCTTTGGCTTGTTCAGCACCGCCAGTGGTGGTGTAGTCAACAATAGGTTGCTCGAAGTGCTCAGTATCAACACTAATGTTGTTAGCAATCATGCCTTCAAACACGGTCGAATCGGTGTTGCGGTCTTTCTGCAACTCAGACGTGATTTCACCAATAACGGCGATGTTCACGAAAGCGCGAGAGGCCGTACCGAAAGCACCACTGTTTTGCTGAG